CGGCAGTCCCGGCATTAAGAAGCGTCGGCGCCCCATCAGTCGCATAGTAAAGGATATCGCCCTGCGTGCCATGCGCTAATTTCTCCAGCGTCACAGAGTTATCGCCTACACCGGCGCTTGCAAGCGCAGCATCTATCCCTTTCAAATGAGAGGTTAAATCCTCTGTGTCAGTAGTGATATTACTTACCAGTGTTGACGTGTAGTTTGATGGAGTATAAGTAATGTTTAGCTTATCACCATCTATTTCGTCGGATCCACCAGTCACATGATTAGTGTCGTGATCAGATGCCGCATAGTCATGCGTATGGTTAGATGCTGAGTAGTTATGCGTATGGTTAGATGCTGAGTAGTCATGCGTATGGGTTAGAGGCGCTCTAGCATCCGATAGCCTAGAGTCGTTCCCTTCACATGCTGTCCCAGATGTTGTCCCATACTCTACCTCTAGATTGAGTTTGCCGTCCTCGATCCCCACTTCTGCCGTGATACCAACCGTAGTGTTGTCTGTAACAGCATCCGTAAGAGAATCCGAAAAGCTTGAGGCGTCAAGGTTCTCTAATACCTGCTCTATGGCCTCAAAGTTACGGTTAATCTTACCTGCACCCTCCGGTAGAGTATCTCCAGGTATTGTGTTGTCTATTAATTCAGGTATAAATGCCATTTACTTTTTCTTTCTGATACTATTTAAACCTAGCTTTACCAGACACTTGACTGGCGGGTGATAACTATCTGACCATCTGCTCCTTCCCACTGGAGAGGAGTAGTAACCGTATGATTATAGCCACCATGCGAAGACCAAGTGTTCCATGCATCCAGTGTATGATCTAAAACTATGTGACCTTCATGAACTCCTGATGTTAAGGTAGGATAGTTAAAAACTACATGTGAAGAAAAGGATGGAGTACTAACCCATTCTGGGTTACCATAAAACTCGTAGTATGGGTTATTGATATTTCTTATTATTCGCCAACCTGCACCAAATCCAGCGTAGTAATACCCATCAGGGTCTGGACCCTGGTCATACTCAGAATCAATCTCCTGCTTCCATACCGATGTTCTGTCACCATACGAGTAGCCGTCCCTCAGTTGTCCCCAGTAGTTTGGGTTCCAGTCATTACATCTCCATGCGCCTATCATCCAACTATTGCCTGTTCTAGAAGAAACGGCTTGTCTATTAGGAGGCACCACTATTCCTGGAAGGTCGATGTATGGATCGTTGAATGTGGTTATGTTACTAGTCCAAGTCCTTGTCGGTTCACCATAGAGAGAGAACACATTCCAGTTACCAGCAAATGTGTTGGTCGCCGAACAACCAACATACCCAACCAGGACGCTTGTTCCCCTTGCAGCCAACCTGTCATACCAAATATCAGGAGCAGATGTAGACATGACCAGATTGCCGGTATCATACAAATAAACGTAGTATAGCGTGGTCGTTGAGCCAGATGCGTATAAAAAAACACCACCTGACGGTATCTCTCTCGTAGACATGTCGGGAAAAACTATTTTAGTAACACTTCCCGTTATTGTCGAATATAGTCTTACTCGAGTAGAGTCATAATATTCTAGCCTTAAAGGTAAGCCAAACTGCTTTTGGTTAGAGTAACCCTCTGCCGCTCCGATCTTGCTTAGAATATTATTTAGTTCTTGTTGTATTTTTATGCTACTCCAGGTTGACGTAGTGCTTAAAACATTATCATTAATAATTACTGTTTCTAAACCAAGAACCGTCTCTTTAAAAATAGAGCCCAAGAAGTTGCCAGTTAGAGCCTGCCTTACAGACACATCATCGATGTTTCCGTTAAAGTCGGAGGAGGGAATTATTTCGAGGTCATCATCGTTAATACAAGACAGAAACAAAGAATGATTTCCTGCAATTGAGTATTGGCTACTTTCAACCCCTCCGCACCTTACATGCACCGAACCTTGTGTGACAGCATCTACACCAATAATAACCTGTATTATCATCCCGCTTGACACTGACACCGTTTGGCTTAGAGATTCTGTCCCCGTCCCATGTGTCACATAGAAGTTTACTGAGTCATAAGTCCAACCTGAACCAAAAGTCCACGAACTGGATAGTGTAAAGTCACCATTTGTAACCTTCTCTGAACCCATATTGGATGGCACAGTCTCGATTGTGGCCAACCACCTCGCATTATTCCCTGGCCAGGAGCGACTCAAATACCCATTTTCCGGCTCCGCCATGCTTAGAAAAACTTTCTCCGCCAAAGAACCCCAACAGTCCTCGTCATTAGCCAGATATAGGTAGACAGGAACACCTACCTTTGTTGATATAGTTGTTCCTGACGAAGACAAAGGAGACTCAATATCAGCTTCAGTATAAGTATACACAGTGTCATTTGTGTTAACTGTATGGACATTATCACTATCGTCCCGCTCATATGTCTGGACAGGTTTACCGCCGACATATACTATTCCAGTCGTGCCTGTTTTCTTAAAAACCTTAAACTGCGTGGCAGACTCTATCGAAAACGAACACTCGGCCAAACCATCTAGGTGAGTAGGGTTTAATGTGGCTGACCGTATAAGTGATATTCCAGAACTATATCTAAAATAACCACCATCGTCAGTCTCTATCTGACCTATGTGCCTAGCATAATAACCAGGATAAGACTCATCCAATAATCTGTGGTCATGCTCTTTAGTGGACAAGAACATGCGATGTCGCATATCCTTGGCTGACAAGTAACCCACCTCTCCTTCTTGATAAGGGAAGCCAGTCCCAGGATTAGTGGCGTTGAGATTAAACTCGTCTGAACTATTAGATAAGTATATGTTATAAAGTTGGTTACTAGCTATGCCGGATGTGTCCAGAGACAAAGGACTAGTGCCTGACGTCCAATTGACTCTATAATCCGATCTCGATAATTCAAGACCATTCCCGAACGACAATAACTGTCCAGCCACATAACACAAGCCAATTGTCCCGTCAAATTTATTAAAGGCTAATGTGTCTTGATCTACGAACTCTACTCTATAATCCGAATACTCTGTAAAAGCCTGTGAAAGATCAAAGGATCTACCTATCAGAGACATATTTATTTCTCTAATAAAGTAAGGACCACCTGAAGCATAAGCAGTGTCATCTGTGGCGCACTTACCCACTATGCGGGCATTAAGCCCGGGTTCGGACGTTCCCAGTGTGCCGTTAAAGTCTTCGGTTTGAGACAGAAAGAGGTTACCTCTAAAGTCTCTCGCAGATGTTGCTGGTTTGTCTCCGTCAGCAGGCAATGCTCCTACGTTAAAAGCAGCGCTCTTGTAATTAGCAATATAAATAAAGTAGTTAGTGGATGGTTCTATATGTATCGCTGTTATGGTATTAGTGTTATTGTTGTAATTCAGCACAGGAAAAGCGTTGGTAACATCATCACTAAGGTCAGTAAAAAGAAGTTCGCCGCTACACCATATAGCGCCAACACTTCCTTTTATAGAACCAAAGATGCCAATATTAGTTTTGCTTCTGAACTCGACAACGGCCTCGCTAATCCTGGAATTAAGGGCTAACTGAACCTCTCCCAATGTCAACTCATCTATCTTCTTAGAGAGGATCACCTTCTTTAATTCCACATCTTTTATAGCATCCGATATTGCGTCTCTTTGGGCTTCCGATATCTCTTTTGGGTAAGGAGGGTTGTTAGTCCACAAACTCAAGACTACTCCTAGTGTAGCTAATGCCTGAGAATAATTAATCTTTTCCGTGGTTATGTTTAGAGATTCAGCCCAACTAATAAAAGTCTCAGATTCTGACGAGAGTTGATCATAGGCAACATCTAGTGTGTTTGCCTCTGCTAAGGTTAGATAATTGCCGGAGGACAGATTAGTTATAGCCGTATCCATAGTCGTAAGCGTGCTATCAATATCACTAATATTGCCTTCCAGTGTTGCTAATTGTGAATCTATCCCGTCAAAGGCTTGTTCGTTCGCAGATGCGTGTGACAACAGGTCTTGACTTACCGTGGATATCCTACCATGCGTATCAGATATCTGGTCCTCATAGTCTTGGATAAAACCCTCCGGCATGTGTATCTCAGGCTCGTCATTGTCTAACCCAGAGTGCCTATGTGCTTTTACCCATCGGTAACCGTCCCACATCATCGTTACGTTATAAAAGATAACCTTATGACCACACCCTATCTTCTTTCCCGGATACGGCACAGCCCTATGGTGGAGAACTGTCCATAACCACTGAACCTTGTTCCATGTCTGTGATAGTGTGTCCCAATAATATATATCCCAAGGTCCAGACCAATATCCTCCTCTGGATGTATCTACACTGTTAAAATCAGTCCCGTTTGGAACGGCCCAAAAATCACCAAAACTATCAACGCTCTCAGGTAGATCGCTAAAACTTCCAGCATACCCAGCAGGAACATTGCATGGCCAATAATTAAGGCCATCCCATACTACAAAGAACTCAAACTCTCTGACCACCCTCTTTTGGCCGTAGAAGTTTCCTTCTGGAGACTGCCAGCCTATAGACGGAGAATAGTTGATACCATCCCCCATACGATTAAAAGCGGCAGTTTCTTCACCGGATGTAACCTGCTGTCTGTCTAATGCTAAATCTTCGTATGCTTCTATGTATGCCATTAAGTGCTTACACTCACCGGGCCTGGTAACGACCACTGATTAGGAACCGCTGGTTGTGTTCCTGATACGTGAAAATTAAAATTCACCTTCTCAAAAGCAGCCATTATTGACTCAAACCTATCACCTATGATTATTCTCAAGCCAGTAACACCCCAACACCCACCATCAACCGGATCGTAAGCTACTGCGCCACCGGAAGCTTTGGATTCCAAGCATCCTGGACTAACGGCGGCATTCCCTGTAGCGCCACTGCCGGTATAATACTTGCCTCTATGGTCTGATACGTTGCCGACATACTGTCCGCCATTTGCAGAGCCTCAGCCACCCGCAGTGCAGGATGGCGCCTGGCTCGCTCCACTCGCTTCTCTCGCAGATGGGGTAGAGGTAGCCGGGCTACCGGGTGATTGTTGTCCAGGAGCAGGCGCTCCTGAAAAAGTGCTACTCGGAGGTATTGACATATCAGAATTCCCCTATCTTTTTTCTTAGTTCTTTTGGTATCTCTACCTCGTCTCTTAGATAGAATTCATTATCACCACCCACCTTAAACTCTGTTCCACAATCCCAAGGACAGGGAGCTTCTTCGTCTGGTTCGCAAAACATTATCTCGTTTTTTGACCAATACCGAATATGTGACGCTCCAGGTGGTATATATGCGATATCAAATGGTAGAGGTAGGTAGTTGGATCGCACCACAACTATGTTAGAGTTTATGGATTCATATTTTTGGAGGTTACGTTCTGGTAAATCATAAATTATAGTAGTAAAAGCCCAGACTCTCCAATATGTCTTATGTATGCGGACTATAGTCACATCATCCTTTCTTCTGCATCCAGCCAAGCAACACCACATCTCACAAGGATAGCAGTTATATGCTCCAATAAAGAAGGTTCTGGGAGTGAGCATATAAAACAAGACATCCCCATAGAACTCACCCTTCCCTTCGAGCATAACCAACTCTCTTGCGTCCTGACACGCCTCTTTCCCTATAAAGACAGCACGCTCACCTTTAATAACCGCTTCCATTATAGGCCCAGGAGCGCCCGGAGGATAATCCCCGCTATTTACTATAAGCGTTCCCTGGCTATATTTTGACGGATCAACCCCAACATAAGACTCACCCTTATAAGGAATATCCCAACTCTTTCCTAGAGGGTCATCTCCAGCATGGTAACTCCAAACGGTTGGACTTTTACCTATAAGTCCCATCTCGGATATGCCACGCAGATCGTTCGGAGATAATGTTATCTGTTTGTTCCAAACCCCTGCGGCATCCGGTATCATAAAAGGTATGTCTTCGTATACAGTCTTCTCTGTGCCAACCTGCTCTCCGGTAGTAAAATTAATAACAGGGTTTGAGTCAGTCAACCCACCGATTAGTGTGCCGGCCGTATTGTAGGTTCCTCCACCCAGTTCGTTATACACAAGAGAACCGTAGGTAATACTTTTACCGTCAGGGTTAATAACACCTTTAAGTCCAGGGATAGCCATGCTTATTTTTTCTTCTTAGAAACCAAACCTGCAACCATTTCTTCTAATTGGTCAAGGCGTGCTTTGAGATCTTCGTTCTCGGATTTAAGGTTCTTTATTTGTTTTTTTTGTGGAGTAGAGGCCACAGATAACCATCCGTTCCCGCTCCTCTTATACCCCAAGGGTGGATTATTTAAAAAACTTGACATGCTTTATATCTCCATTAACCTTTTTTGTTTATCGGATAGCATAGACCTAAAACGCCCTACATACTCCAGCATAACTGTGTCCCCGTCTTCCGCACTCTCCACAGAGGCGCAGTTTCTTCCTCTTATCAGAATGTTTCCTACTAAGTGACAGTATGCGTCCTCTCTGGTTTTAATGTCAGTCCTCATAGGGACATCATATCCAAAAAGCCTCAACAAAAAACTAACCACAAAAGGGATATCAGATATGCCTTGGTATTTTAAGCCAAAAGAGGAAAGGAGTTTAACGTAAAGGGTAGGTTTTAAAGTATTTAGGCTATATAGGACAGAATATACTGAACCAAACTTGTGTTTTATGTCGCTTGACTCGAACAAGTCAGCTATATCTGTCACAAAAGACTCTTTATTAATATCCCTAATAGACGTCTTATCCCATGGAAAGTTCCAACCAGACGCAGCCATTATGCTTAATAATTCAATAAGTTCCCTTACATTTCCTCCGTCTAAAAACTGACTTCTGGATTTCTTGTAGTCCAAAATATAATATGACTGCTGATTATCAGAATCATAACACACAGAGTCCACGACATCTACGGCTGACTTCGGGAAGCATTTAGATATTTTTTCAATTGCTTTTTCTTTCTTGCCGCACGACCCAATAAAGTCTGAGAAGTAAGGTTGAAACCGCTCCTGAAAAATACCAAACAAACCAGTCCATTTCCGGTTCACAACATCATTTCCGTAATAGAACACTGGGTTGCGACCTATAATACTATAATCATTACTTTTTATGCTTGCATGACACTTATACGGAGTGCCAACACCTTTATAATACAAGCCACCGGATTTACTAGTTCTCCCTGACACATGCGTAATGTCATCAGGGAGACTAATGTTATTCACTATCTTGCCCTCAATGGAATATACAGGGATGTTTTTCAAGCTTTTCCTTAAACCTGTGAAACCACAAATGCGACGTTCTTGATTCTGGGAGTCCTGGCCTGGTTCGATGTAGTAGCATACAGGAATGTTCTACACTGACTCAATTCTGCTATTGACATTGTTCCACCAGTTCCCGCTCCAGTCCCAACAACAGCCTCTTTCGTGACAGAGTCATAAAGAGACACAGTATCATCTGTCACACCTCTTATGATAAAAGTGCCGTTGGCATTATCATCTCCAACTACTCCCGTAATAGTCACCATAGCATTCTCTTTGAACTTGTGGCCTGTGGATGTCACGACTATGGGGCCGCTTGCTGTGGCGTTAGCTGTAGAAATAATGGTCGCAGGAGATGGTGTTGTAAAGAGATACTTATAGTAGACACCACTAACGAACGAAGGTTCAGCAGTAATATCCTGCTCTATTTCGACTAGTGTGTATCCATTATCGTAACTATAATAGGGCGAAACTTCAGTTACACCGTCTGCTTTATCAATATCGACATAACACTTGACGGTATTCGGGTAATCTAAAGGATCGATGAAGTCTTCATTGGGGAATACAGCCCACCCACTGGTCTTGTGTAGCATAAACACAATACCGGTGTAAGGAAAGACCATCTGGTAACTTCCACCTAAACTACTAACGTCAGCCTTTAGTGTTATCCTTTTTAGTGATGTTTCCATATAGGTGTCAACATTAGGATAAAATGGTGTCCAAGACGGTGTTTCTACATCTCCTTCTGTCCAGTATGGTTTATAGAACCACTTCACATCTGTACCCGGCGCAGCAAACTCTTGAACTGCTGCAACAAACGCTGCGGCGTCGATTGATGTTATCTGTTCAAATATAAACGAAGCATTATCTCTAAAATTAGACCTGTATAACTTGAACTTCAGGTCTTGTTTTGTCATGGGTTCCCATACCCTATTATTGGGAGAATGAAACAAAACACCATCATTAGTCTGACCTGTAACTAGCGAACCAGTCTTAACATCAACTCCACCCACCTTTGCAGTCCATACCGTGTAATCAGTATTGTTCTGTTGAGGAAATAAAACAATAGAAAATTCGGAACCTTTATTGTAACCGATAACAGCATCTAACTCAAATATGGTTTCTGCCGAAGCATCCTCGCTACATGTCACACTAGCAGCCTCTACGATAGAGGTTGCTAATATTTCTGGACCAGGCTCACCATTCACAGTGTTTCTAATTTCAAGCCGAATAGGCAATGTGTCATGCTTGGTTCTAAAGAATATCCCGACCTCAGAGATATATTGTATCTCGTCATATATCACGAATGTCTGTGCTAAAGGATCGTAGTAATTATGATAAACTGTGCGAGTACTCTCCTCATGAAAATTTTTTCTGGTATAACAGAATGTAGGCATTCCAATTGTGGTTTCTCTACTCTGCTGCACATAACCAGCGCTATTAAAATAGGCAGAAGCGTTGGAAAATGATGGTGTTGCATAATAAAACACCTCAATAGCAACACTACCAGCATCTACTCCGGTAGGAACAGTAAACTTACCTGTCAATCTCCCTGTGTTGTCCGATTTTACGGTAGTGCAACCTTGATACGTGTGCCCCACATCTCCTGCTGCACCTCTCTGAGTTCCACTCGGAGGATTAGTGTCATGCGAAAAATTAACCGCTTTGCCGCTTATTGTTACAGCATGATCTTGGTTTGGTAATAAATTAGACGCTTCTACATAGATAATAAAAGCAGACCCATCGTCATACTTAGTTCTGAGTTTTCCAACCTTAGCAAAGTTCACTACGGAAGACCCCAAACTCTCGGTGGTGGTTCCGGGCACTAGACTTCGACTAACTCCATCCCTCCACCTTCTTTGGGTTGTAGAGCCTCTGGAACTAGGCCCAATATAGCTTCGGTTAGGCGTGTAAGCATAGTAAGCATCAAATGCTGCATCCATGTCTCCCCAACCATACACAAAGTTGCCATACCCATATTCACCTGTAGCATCATCATACCAATAAGCTCCACCGGCAGCAGTGTTAGCCAGTGTGTTCCATATATTATTAGAATAGGATGTGTTCCAGTCGCTCCACACCATTTCGTTAAGACGCAAGGCTCCTTGATCCACCAAAGCATCAACTAGTGGCTGTAGGTTGTTGTCAAAATCAAGGTGTATGCTAGGAAGTTGTTCTTTATCGACAAACACATCAGAAGCTGGTGATATGGTAAGTGTGCCTCTGTAGTTGTCGTAATCATAGTCCATTGCGCAATTGACTGACTCTGTTGCATACGGTTGTTCCAAGAAGAGTTCTGAGTCATAATCAATCATTAGCGTGTTTCCGACCTGCTTTATCCCCACACTGTCAGTTTCGTTAATTGTCAACTCTTTCATTTCGGGAGTGGCAGGCAACAGCAAGCACTGCTTGTGGATATCCAGTGCTAAGGAATGCCTTACGTCAACATTGTCTGAGGTTCCAACCCTAGCATACCGATAAAAATTCAAATCAAACTTGTTGAAGCCTGTTAGAGCATTAGTATAGATACCGACAGCATCCGCTGAAACGGCATTCCCTGCTACCTCTTGTTCTAGGTCTGTAACAGCTTTCCAGTATTCTAAATGATCCAGCCTTTTTAGTATACTCCTCATATCCTCCTGTTTAATAACGGTTGGCTCTACCGAGACGATAGTAACCCAGGATGGTGTATACGTATAAGGAGCAATCCTAAGTATAGCAATTGATAGCCTGTCAGCCTGATCGTTTGGTATAGTGGGTTTTAGTGCTGACTCACCCTCAACAATATAAAAATTACCAAAATCATCCAGCATCACCTTATCTATGCGAGGAAGGTAGTGGGTGTAGTCGAGGACAGTGTTGTAGTTTGGTACAGGTAGTGTTTCTGTAGTGGTTCTGAAGTCAATACAGTCTCTTAAAACATAGTCACCAAAAGGCTCAACCTTCTCATACATATCGTACGAGTCACCTGAAACATAATCTCCCTCCGAACTGTGATACCACATCTCATAGGTTACATAGTATGTATTACCATCGGATGGACGTCCCGTTCCTGTTGTTCCAGGTGACCCTGCATTCTCCCAGCTTATCTGTGAGGTTGAGTGACTAGACGCATCCGAATTAGATACAAGAGCATATATATCGTAGTCGGATTCTGTATGACTATCTGTTGTAGTAACTCTCAAAATTCTAATGACATTTGACGGGCTTCCCACGAGGCTCATCGCATTGTTATTTAGAACCCGATACTGTGTTGTTGAGAAGGTTAGATTATCAACGTCGCCCGATGACGACCTGACAACAGGAGCATTTTCCACCCTAACTAGTTGTCTGGTGCCTTTTGTGGCAGTGTAGTTACGCCGACACTTCAAGTAGTAATCGTCACCTGGAGTGGGAGGTGTTCCAGAAATACCCTCAAAACTTATATTTCCTTCATTAGTCACATAGAAGTCTTCATTGATTACATAGTCATAAATACCATCATTACAGTTGGCTTCTGTATCACTTCCTCCTAATATAGAACTGGCTTCTATGACGTCGTAACTATTGACAGTACTACGAGTAACAGGAATCACATACTCTGTCTGATAACTGAGATCAGAGACTGTCTTAACAAAGTCGTTACCAACTGGATAGACCCGAATACCTGTAGTCTGTGTGGTTCCAGAAGTCCAAGCTAACTGTGTCAGGGCTGTGCCTGATATAGTGATTGGCTTAGGATCAAGCGCTTGTATCTGTAGAATTGCCCCATCTGACACAGCCTCTACAAGATTTACTGTGGCATTTATGGCGCTCTCTATAGCGACAGCCACGGCAGATGCAGTGAGGTTGTTGGATGAAAAGGTTACAGTCCTAGTGTTTCCGTCGCCTACCTTTACTATTAGTGTTAACGTGTTCAGGTCGTAGTCGTTGTATAGGCATGTCCATGTGACATTTCCATCCACTACGGTAGAACCTGGAGTCTCTGGCCAAATTGGCTCTCTATTGGCTGTAAGGTAATCTAACGCTCTATCTGTGGCTTTATACCTATACCCGTTCAGAATAGTTGGCACTACTATAGTGTTCAAGGCTGTCTCTGTGGCTTTTTCCCAGTAATTCCAACCATTAGAAGCGCCATTAACTACATAGCCAGTTAAGTCACTATTGGCTACCTCTCGGATACTTCTGGCTTTGTTGAATGGTAAAGACCGGCCTCCCTCTATTACTGTTTTGTATCCATTTGGGTATGCTTTGCCACGCTTCAGGTTCAGCATGAGTTTTGTGCTATCGGTAGGATGTTCCTCTACAGCCATAGGGAACCGGTCAACAACGAAATGACCCGCTAAATCGTTTATTTTATCTGCTACAAAACTCTCCATCAAGGTTCTTTCTGGAGTTAGAGTAACCTTTTTGGGAGAATTATTATAAAACTCCTTTATAAGAATCATGCCGTTTGTATCTTTTACGTAAGAGAACTGAAAATATAGCCAATCTGGGCCGGCATTAGCATATCTGGCAGGCACACCCTCATCAGCAGATGGTTTTTGTACCACATCATAGGTGGATGTCGAATAAAAAGGAGTAATAGTCAATCCAACCTGCTCTGTGCCTGTTCCAGTAAGCGTGATCTCACCTTCCGGCACAGAAACAAACCTACCCATAAAGTAAATAGACCCCGGTGTAAAACCCCATGTTGTGCCTGATTTAAAGAATTCTTTACAGCCTTCTCTAATATCTCCGTCCTTGTGTGTAAGGTCACCCAAGTCTTGGATCATTCTAAAAAAGATACCCTGTAAGTCTTCCCACGTCTGTCTCTGTATTAGCGTTCCCGGCTTACATCCAATTGCGATAACATCTGGTCTTCCGGATGTGTTTTCGTCCGGGATTGTTCCTGTGGTTAAGGCTCCACCTATGTCGTAGACCTGGCCTACGCTAGGAGAGACCTCACCCACTATCTGCCAGTCATCTGTAATGTTGCTCTCTACTGTCCAGACTACATTTCCGTCTGTTACAGTGTCGCCTATTGTTGTAGTCCAACCTGAAGCCGCATTCTCGGAGGACGCTCCAGCAGTTGTGCATTTATAACGAACATCAGACGTTACATTTAAGACAACATAATCATTTAAGTCATAAGAGGTAGACGGTGTTCTAAGTGTGTCTGTGGTATAAGACCACACATTCTTCCAATACCGAACAAGAGTGACTGTTTCAGGTATCTCGCTTACAGACAATCTAATTTTGTTGAATCCACCCATAGATGCGAAACCGTTTAGCACAGTAACCGGAGTGGCCATTAAGGTCTGCCCAACCAATGTCTCAAAAGATACTGAGTAAATATATTTCGTGGTGCCGGATGTGTCACCCTCTACAGTAGCTGTCAATATTGGAGCATCAAGACTGTCTATAACCCTTATTTTGTAAGGAGCTAGATAATCTAATATTCTCTTTGCCATCTCTTCCCTCTATTCTTCTATAAAAAAACGTATTAGACTGTTGGTAAGTAGTCTGTAAATTCTATCAACATAGGAATTGTGACAGCCCTGCCTGGGTCTGTTTGTAAATAGACAATACCGTGGCTTATATTAAGAAGCATTCCGTAATTATTGGCGTCAATATTAATAGGAGCGAGCCAATCACTACCTTCGTAACCAGCGTCAGGCGTCAGTCCAGAGTAAATCCCATAAATCCTAAAATCAGCTTCCGGCATACCCAAGAAAGGAGCATAAACGACCTCTACATAGATCATTTTTGCAGTCTTGGTAAAAGCGTCCTCGTCAGGCACCAGTTCGAGGTAAACATAACCTGAGTCAGCATAAGCCACAGCCCTGAGATTAGAATCAAGTAGAGCGTAGTCCTCGCTACTCACTTCTCTGCACAATGAAGTTGTGTTAGCTTTTATGGCTACTATAGGCTCTTCTATATCTGTTGTGGCTGGAGAAGGAGCATCCGGCATAGCCTCGTCTGACCAAGGAGTCTGTCTGCCTAAGACTACCCACATGTCCGCTCTGTTCTTGATGAGCCTGGCAGCCTCAACCTGTGCATAATTAGTTAGTATTGTTTCTCTCGCCATCTGTTTTCCTATAGGTAAGTAGTGGATTCTGGTCCGAATGTGATACTTGAGTCACCCCAATCCACAAGATCGTTTGTAAAATAGACTGGTTGATTAATACACAAACCTGGCTGCCTAAGTCCTGCATAGAAGGATTGATTAAAAATGGCAATACGACTGGATGGTGTCAAATCCATGTGTATATTCATATCGGATTGACTTAAAATACCGAGATCGTTCTTTATTACATCCGGTTGTATATAATAATACCATTTTGTTCCTGCCGGTCGTATATACTGAAAATCCTCTATAAAATCACTTAAATTAACTGTCTCGGATAGGTATATTAGAAAGACGCCTGGATGAAAGAAGTCAGAGTCGAAAAAATAGCAATTATCTTCTAAAGGAACACCCTGAACAGACCACACACCAACCTTAGAGGCCATATCAATAATCTCACAGAAGGCTGAGTCGTGTTCAAAAGCTAGGTCTTTTATCGATAGGTCTGTGCCTTTATAAGAATACCTCGTTACTAACTCGGATATTCTCTGTCTGTTCCACTGATAATCCTTAGAGCCCTTCCATCTATGACCTACCAGATTGCCCAATAACACCAAATACTTATCTGGAATTGACTCAATACTACGAGTAGCCAGTATTGAGGCTATTTTCTGGTCATTAGCCTCAAATGCCTTATCCCAAACACCAAGAAACCTCTCTAAAACTCCAAGTTCATCCTGTGCTTTCCACATAAGAGGAAGCAAACCAAAGAAGGTTTCTCGATGAATTTGCTCTTCAGCAGCAGAGTATTCTTCCGTCACCCAAACAAGATCACCCGACTCACTAACAGTCTCACCCGGAGTCTCAGGCCAAAGCGGTTCTGTTGAACCCGATGTTCCACCCGTGTTGCATCTGTATTGGAAGTAGTTCTGGCTTGTAGATACTACTAAGTCGTCCTCAACATAAACTTTGAGAGGCTCCCAATACCTTATCATTAGACCACCGTGACAGTTATGGTTCCAACCGTAAAATAGGAACCCTCATCTATTAGAATGTTTGCTGTCGGAGTGTCAAACTCTACCCAATTCACACCGGCTACACTAGCCGCTGTCGTGTTAAGGTCAGAAAAAGCGAAGTGTCTTCCGATGATCCCATACTCTATAGCAAAAAGACCGGTTATCGCAGCCCTCAAGGCTGTTGTGACAGCGTTTGAAGAGTATCCGGTAGACACACTAAGCCTACATGTTATGGGCATAGAAACCGGTGTGGCGTCCTTTAGGATGTATCTATCCTGCCATCCTCCTAATGCTCCATACGATGTTAGTTTGTTTTGGACTGCCCTTGTGAGTTCTGTGGACATGTCTCCGCCACCACTCGCCAAGACATATATGCAAACATATTCCCAAGGATACTCTTGGTCTGTATTGCGGTCGGTTGTCTGACAATCACCCACACCAGGGATTGGCCTAATCAAGTCCTCATAGTCAGAACGTGTAACACCTCTCCTTTGAGTAGATACCGTATCCGGTATTCGAGACCTGAAGTCCTCAACTGTTTCTGAGTAACTACCACCTGTGGCTGTGTCAGGATTCGTGACAGTCATCATTACCGGGTAATTGCCGGAGCATATCGTAATTGTTGACGCTCCTGTGTTTCCAGAAGGACCATCCGTCTGGACAAAACCAACTGTCATCGGTGACCCTGGATATGCGCTACCTTTTCTACCATCACCTAAGACAAGGAATACTGTGTCCGTTTCTCCGTTATACTCATCAGCATATAGTTCTAATCTATAATGAAGATCGGTAGATGTTGATCTATAGAAGGAGTCCACCTCTGTCCACGGTTGGTCGTCATCACCATGTATAACTGTAATGGTTCTAGCCGCTACATTAGTCCCAAGATTATATTTCACGTGCCCACTGAGGTCTACGCTCTCAAGGTCAGTCTCAGTAATTGTTCTAGTCTGGTAGACACCCTGATAAACCTCTATGGTTATCGAGTCTGTTCCAACAGGTATCGTGTAGTCTTCGATACACACATACGGGACACTATCAGATCGATAAAAGGCTGTCCCTTTCGGAATCGATATCTCCATCGTTCTATAAAAAGCCTCTGGAGTTCTAGTTATAACCAGTTCTGTAGAGGCTGCGGATGCAATCTTAGGCAGTATATCGACTGTTTTGGCAATATTAATCAGTGACTGTTTAAACCTAGCAGAATCCTTATAGCCCTCAGCAAAGACTTCGTCTATATAGAAGTTACTTTGATCTAAAGCTCGTCCTACGAGCCTTGTGAGCGCTATACCTGGGTCACTATGGTTGAAGTCTGTGAGTTCCGGGACATCCTGTCGTAGAATACTATACAACCACTCAAGGGTTGCAGTATAGTCCCTTCCAGAAAAGTCGGTATATATCTCAGGCATATTACGTTTCTCGTAAGATACGAGCCCTTGACGGGGCTCTTAGAATAGAACCATAGGGAGGAACATAGGATGGGTTCATTATGGATCGATCAAGACCAAGTTCAGCCGAGTCTTGAACATATATTTCAGCCAGACATCTCCAATACCTAATTTCTCCGTATTGTTTATAGGCTATATCCAGCCAAGACGCCTTGTGGCTCACCTTCAGGAATTCGTCATCCCTCTGTTTTGGCCACAAACGTGGCACTTGGAGACGTAGACTCCTTATTCCACCATTATTAAGAACTGTGTTATTATAATACTTAGAGTAGTAGTCGTGTCCAACAGCATCATATTGTATAGGTCTATACTCCTGCTCTCTTGCTTGTCTCGGTGTCACAAAGGGAGCAACAAGGTTTTCAGGGTGTTGTTCTGCTATAAATTGTATCGAGACATGGAGAGGCAATTCACCTTGGTCAGTTAGGTAAGGCTTTTTACCCCAAATAACCCCACCCACATCAGGTATGTTAACCCTTTTCTCCCACCGGTCAGTCGCTGTCTTAAGATAAAATTGGAATAGGAGTTGAAACTCCTCCGTATTAGGCTCGAAAACAGCTTCCATAAGACGCGAACCAAACCATGGTAGCGTGTCATGTTCTCCAAGTTTAGTAAGAAGTATATGTGCTACAGACTCAGCAATATGGTTAGTGGGAAGGCTAACGTCGTCCCTTATAGACCATTTTGAGGCGATATATTGCAGTTCTACAGAATTATGCTCGTCTACACCAGACGATATAACAAAACCACCGGTTGCAGGATTAATCCTTGGAACCCAAGCGAGTCCTTTTCCATAGAAAGGTAAAGTTCTCATGTTTTAACCTGTAAAACCTGCCATATTTCCAAAATTAGAGGTTGAACCTGGTGGGAGGCTACCACTGGAACTAGAGCCTGAACTGGATTGGCCACTTGATTGACCCGATGACGAGGAAGATGAACTCCCAGCGGATGTGAAGTATGACAAGTTACTCTTTAAAAAGTTCTTGTGATTCTTAATGGTTGTCTCCACATCTATCTTAGGTTTTTCCTGCACAACCTGTTTTGTTACTTCTACTTGACCTTTTTGGCCATTTATAACTAGCTGAGTATCTCCTGCCGTAAGAATAATGGCACTATTCTTTGAATCCAGAAAAATACTTGGGCCATTTGTCTCACCATTAGCATTGCTTGCCTGGAGAGTTATAGAGCCTTTTCCATCACCGGAATAAACCATTAGGCCACCACCGTTTAATCCAAGCAAACCCATCACTGCCTCTTTACTCTTGAGAACTTCTCCGGGCTTAGGGGCAGTTTGGGTTGCTACCGACTTATCTTCTCGGGTAAAGGCCGTTCTTAGTTCACTATCTGAATTTGGGCCTTCTTTTGGATCAGTCCCTTTTCCTGGAGCTATTAGATACAAGCCTTCTCCAAAGGTATTCACCAGCATCAGGTGTTCTTTACCAGCTATCGACGAGAAACTAAGAGTATTGCCTGACTCGTCCTTTATTTGCCTTATTCTAGTCATATCCCTAATGTTCTGCTTAGAGACAGCCAGCACTTCTGCCGGTAGGACTTGTTCGTCCCCATCAGGTTTCTCTCTCCAAACAGGCCCAGGCACTATAAATGGCTGCAAGAGGTCGCCGTCCTTAAAACCCATATAAGCCAGATCATCCCTTTGTGGAGGCCACCATATCCCGGATGCTGTTTTTCCGCTTCCCGAAGACATAGTGTTTCCCATAAAATCAGCCCAGTCAGTGTAGTTCTCTTCACCCGACCCCAGACCACCTACATACTCTGCCCTAACTCTCCCAGCCTTCTGTGGATCCTTCAGGTCTTTGATTACTACCTGATGCAGAGTTGCTGCGTGCAAGACATGTTCTAGGGATGGAGGTATTACTGTTTTTGAATCCCACATTATTTATTACCCTCCGAAGGAGCAGCGCCGGTGACCCTTCTAACTATTCCACTACTGGTAGTCTTGACGTCTCTTAGAGCGGTTTTCTGTGCCACCTCTTCTCCACCCGACTTCTGTTGTGTGGCGGATAGTGATGCATTAAAATCTATCAAATGCTTCCCCTCCCCATAAGTAAAGGTGGCTTGAGATTCGGCGTCTGATCTACGTGGCCCTACATAAATCTTAGGCTTTGAGGCATATATATCCTGCTTAATAGTCATCGGCCTTGAAGCTTTAGACTTACCCTTCTTTCCGCCACCTCCGCCTTTATCACTCTCTATCTCTCCTCGTTTCAAGGATGCTAATGTAACAAACCCTTCACCTATACTCCATTGATGGACTACTCCACTGACATACCAGTCACCACTAAACTCACATGCATTCAGGATTGTTACACACTTTGCAGCTTTTAGGGATGGGTATCCTAGAAGTTTTATCTGTGCAGTAATAGTCTCTGAGTGCTGTTGATCGTTTACGTTCTTAGCCCTATTGGTATCTATAAGGTTTCTTTTTGCATCACCATTACCAGAATCTTTTTTTTCAGTAACTTTTTTATCTTTCTGGTAATCGGCATTGTCTTTCTTAGCGACACCTTGAGAGGGTATCATTGTGTTGGCAGTTTCATAAACTCCCTTAAAATCACCCTGCTTTGCTTGGCCTGACTCATATAGAGACTTGTTAACATTATTTACGGTGTCATCTACGTCTTTCGACATCTGCGCTATCCATTGCAGCGCATCCGACGCAAGCATATTCATCAATCCTAACCGATACCCTTCTGCAAACTTAGGACTTTCTAAGTTGACATCCGGCGTTGCATTAGCCACATTCTTAATTATGGATGCAGCCGCTGTGTCAGTTCCTGTACCTCTCTTAAAGGCACCCTGCATTGTCTGTCCACAGAGTTTTTCCGTGTTGTCATAGGCTACTAACTTATACGAAATAACACCTAATCCCATACTGAGACTGATATCCTTTAGATTCATTGTGATCTTGGGGGATAGGTTGTTTTCGTAACCAAAAATCAGAGTGACATCCGTGTTTGGTTTAAAGACACCCGCATACTGGAGGTCTTGGTTACTTACCGCGAAGGTTATTGTGCTGGTTCCGTCATCAACTTCTTTGAGTTGCCAACTGATAACATCCTTGGTTACATCTCTGCCACCGGATGTTATAACGAAATCTGGATCTGGGTAAGACATCACATATACTCTACAAATTTTATAACGACATGTCCTTCTTTTGGAAGTAATGTGTCAGGATTAGCGAGGTAGGTGTAGTGTTGTTGGCCTCTATGTGAGCCGTATCGTATATGAACATCATCAACAAAACCTGTCATGTTGATATCTTGTCCTAGTATTATCTGACATCTTGGAGGTCTGTTCACTCCCATGTTTTTGACTAGTGGTTTTGTTAGCATTAGTAGTGATTCAAAAAATCCCTTTACAAAAAAATCAGAATTGTTCTCTCTGGATACCTCTAGAGACAGAGCCAGCACAACAGGTTCTCCGCAGCCATACTGATACACAGGCTGCTCTCTGCCAGCCACATGGATGCCTTTCCATTTTATGTCTTTCTTTACGTGGATTTCGTAGGGGTTATATTGGAACACCACAACTCCGGCCACAGGATCAATAGGTATTATCATTCCTTTAGTAAAAGCAGCACAAGGCATACTGTTATCCTATCTTTTTTCACTTAACGAGAATCTAGCTTAGAGTTTGAATTAAACCTATTTTGGGCACCTGCTCCAAACATACGGATTGCTGATGTTGCTGTCTGTAACGCATCCGAAAACATCTTAACACTTGACTCACCTGTCTTCAGGTTGGCGGCAAAAGCGCCTAAATCAAGTTTTGTTGATGGCAGTTTTGTTGGCTCTTCTTCCCCTGAAGTTTTCCCTAAAAAATCGTTCACCGAGTCTTTGGGGGATTTAAGAGGATTACCCTGTTCGTCTACTCTGTATTTGTCTACTAAGGGCGCACCTGTTAACCAATCTACGACCGGACGCAAGTGCCCCACGTCACTTCCATCTTGATTTTTAGGTATTCCCCATTGAGTGTTATTAAAACCAGGCTTATGTCTCTCCTGAACTGGAGCAGACTGTTTGGATGGGTCTGTATACTCTATCCATTGTTTAACGTAATCGTAACCATGTCCCTGATTCAATAACTCTTGGGCCACAATTCTCCTGTCTCTATTATAACTATCAATGTCCGTTATGGCCTGTCCACGCGGATATTGTTTACTGAATCCTTCCCTAGTGAGTCCAGACTGGTTTGCCCTATGCGCAGCCTCGGTCATTTGCCCTAATGCTCCTAATAAGGCATTAGTGACAGGCCAATCGGTGTTGAGTTTTGCCAGGATTTGTTGGTTTTCGGTCAGTGCTTTATTTAATTCCTGCCAAGGAGTAGTAAGATCTTCTCTCTCTCCTTTAAGTTTATTGCCTGCTTCTTCCGGGTTTGCGTTCCTGATCTTTTTCTCGTTCTCTTCAAACATAGACAAATATCCCGGCATACCCATCGTTTTTGTTGTGCCAATAAACTCCCGACTAAACTTGAACTCCTGTAGTGGGTCATATATCCCTTGGTCTTTTGCCAACAACATTGCGCCTGTAAGCATTTTGATTGCCTCTGGCATATCGTTGTCGAGGGCTTGCATATACCTTTGAGCCAACTCACCCTTTAATTTAGCAAACTCAGCTTTTCCTTGTTTTTTGTCTTTGCTCAGATGTTCCGGCAACAAGGCGCCACCGCCTGGGCCAGCAGTTCCTAACATCATGTCCGCTACTTTATCGGCGTCTCGCCCCATGATCGTCTTAGATGCTCGCCCAATAGAACTTGATTTAAAACCAGCGCTTTTTAGAGTTCCCAAGAAAGCCAACTGCTTTGGAACATCCCAACCTCTGGCTGCCATATTACCCATTGCCTGGGCATTAAAGTTCATAATGTCTGGGCCCCAGAGAGGGAAAACCTTTATAGCCTCATTTAGATATGCGGCGTTTTGTGACGTGTTCTGTCCCAACCATCCGTTAGATTTAGCCGCTTGCTGTTGTTTAGGAGTCATCTGCATGAGTGCAGCATTACTATAGGAAGAGAGCAAGTCTGCTGCCTTAGCCGGGTCTAGCTTATTTAAAGCAGACATCTTCATTGCTGCTTCGTTGGCCTTTAATACACTATCTAAGCCCCATTCGTTCGGCTGAAACGAAGACGCCATTTGGCCTGCGCCTTTTAGGTATTGTTCACTATTAAACAGAGGATATTGTCTTGAAAAAGCATTTGCACTGGCCCAAGTTTTAGCTCTCTGTTCCTTTGAGAAGTCGGTAGCCACCAAATCCCTCATGCTGGTAGCTATAGGAGCATAATCCTCTCCCAGGGTTTGTCCTTTAAACTCACTTGCCATTTCGCTTGCCGCTAATTCGGCTAAGTTGTATCTTAACCAAAACCCGATGCCACTCATTCCCCTAGATGCCTGGGCACGACCACCCCCTTTTGATAAAGGAGAACTTGACCGTCCGGAGTAATTTCCGGCAGGATTGCCAAACTCGTCAACCTTCCCCACATACCTAAAATCGTCGGGGCCTAATATTTTATTAGTTATTGGTTTTCTTCTGCCATACCCTGCCCTAGTATCATGATCTGAATAATATGCTCCGTTTTGCCCCTTCTTCATCTCTATCGGATCAGGCTCACCCTGTGGTAATGCAAGTTGATCACTTGCCCTACTCCTGTAAAAATTCATATTCCTCGGGTTGCCATAATTCCAGTTAGGTCTACTTCTGACATTAGTGGATGGATAATTATACCCCGAAGAGAGAATCCAGTTGGGAACATAAGTAGAATTTGGTTTGGAGTTTTCGGTGGCAACAGGCCCTGCTCCACCCCTTTGAGAAGGCGCAGCCCCAACAGATGTTGTTGTTGCCCCTCCTCTATTCATAGCCGCTGCGCTTGGAGCCGGACCCGTGAGATCTGAGAACCTTCTAACACCAGCTTGCGCCTTCACTAAAAGCTGAGTTGCCTCTGAGAGAGTTGCTATGGCTTTAGCTAGGTTCTCTATTCCAGTTACCTCTCCTGACATCTTTTTGATGTTTGAGGCAAACTTCCCTAATTCTTTTACTTGTGCGCCAAAATCTTTGCCTAGGTTCAGAGACTCAGATATCTTTTTAAGATCTGATCCTAATCCTGAGAGGCTTTCCTTGATCGACTTTACAGCAGCAGTAACCTCATCTTGGCCTTTTACAGTAAAACTTATACCAATATTTTGGTTCACTTTTGTGCATCCTTTAAGGCTTTGTTTTTGGCGCTTATGAAATCAATATGTCTACGAAGCGTATCTCTTCTGATGAAGTTAGTCCAAGAAAGGACTTCACTCCTTGGTTGATGAAGTTCTCGTATGGTGTGATAGACTTCTTCGTCGAAGGAATCTAGGCTTTGTTTTAGGAAGGAAAAAAGCAGGGCATAATCTTTGAAGCCAAGTTTTGCTTGGCTATTTGCTAATTCTACCCCGCTGGTAATAAAAAATCTCTATGCACCAAGATGTTCATTACAAAAGACTCTTCACACTTAGGACAAGTAACACTTATGTTAGTATCATACCCACAAATAAGTTTTTTCCTGGCCTTCCTGATAGCTTTATGGTCTGCTAAAGGAAGAACTATTACATCCTCAAAACTAAAATCAATCTCACCGTCTAATGCTCTGAGTGCTTTAAATGATGCTTGGTTGATATCTGGGCCTGTGGTTGCAGCCAACATCAACAAATCAAGTTCTTTTTCTCCCGTCAGCATTCCGACCACGGCAGTTTTTTTGCTCTTAGGAAGAGTAATGTTAATAATAGGATCAGGCCCTGTTAACTCTTTGCTAAGTTCGATAAATGTCAACTTAGTCAGATTAACTATCTGGTCGCTCTCTGCATCACAGGATGGACAAGAAAATTCAAACTCAAAGTCATCGCCATAATTCAAACGATAGGCTTCTATTGACAAGAATTCCTGGTCGGGTGTTAGTAATTTCAAAACATCTGACCGACTAATATTAGGTCGATCATCAATCGTTACAACCATGGAAGCTAAATAATCGAACACAGAATCATAAATTCTTTTGTTCTTTTTTAGTAATGCTCTGGTTGAATATCCATCACCCTCCCGAATAACAATCTTCTTCCCACTAATTGGGAGGGCGATATCTCTCGTTTCTCTATCTTCTAAAGACAAAATTTCCCCCGTAATCACTAGAGTATTCTAAGTTCTCGCTTTGTGTAAGCCAATTCTATTTCTTCCACAACGTCGGCGCTCTCTGATTGTGCATTTCGGTTACCGGGAACATAACGAACAGGAAAAGCCCTCTTGTATTCCCATGCTCTGGATGGGTTGCCTTGAGGGTCTAACTCATACATTGTGAAGTTCCTCATATATTCCGCTGGTCTACCGCCATTACCAGTATATGGGTCTTGCGCCTGATTCATCCAGATGTCAAAATACTGCCGACCAGGCCCATCCAAAGGAACCACCTGTCTCATAACAGCGTTCCCGTAGTTGATCATGCCGACTTCTTTACATACGTAGTTCTGTCCTGCTCCTGCGTGAGTCGTTACTCCATGGGTTCTGTCTCCAGGATTGAATTCATGGCATAATGCACTCGGATACCCATTAATTTCCAACCTGTATTTGAACTCTTTGAGCCGCGATATGGCACATGCTTCAGTGGCCATCTATATATTCCCCCTATATATTTTATCCGTGTCTTGTAATCTTAGATACCCATTAATCACATTTTAGGCGTCAATGGGCATCTAGAAGGGTAAGTTGCTAATATTACTTCTTAATCCAACCAGGCAGCTCTTTCATTTCTGTATATGTGGAGAAGGCTTCACCAGTTCTGAGGACTCCAACCTCAAACTCAATGTATCTAATAGCTCTGGTTGGTTGTATTAAAGCCCTGGCGCGATAGATTCCCTGATCGATGGAAAGTCCTGAATTTAATACGGCATTTTTTAGGACACCACCATCCCAAAACGCATCACGGTCCGTCTGGAGGGCGTAATCATAGATGGAATAGCGCGTTTTCCAGTCTTCAAATGTAGGTTCTAGGGTTCTATGTATCTCGCGCCATGTTGAAGGATGGTTAGGCTCGAAGAGGAATGTCCTCAGTACAGGCTCAAGAACACGCCGCATCATAGTCAAGAATCTTACAACATTCAAATCCCTTAAAGCAGAAGATGCTCTCTGTGTGGTATACTGCTCCCAGAAGACCGCTCCTTCAATGCCTTGATCTCGGGTGATCATCAGGTAGTTGATGCCGTAATCAGCATACAAGTCCTGATATCCCTTGTAATCATACATATTAAAGTCGATACCCTCTACGAAATCAGTGGTTCCGCGCCTTGGCCCAACCGGAGCATAATGATAATCGTAGTAAGTGTCTGTTTTGGAGATACATGAAGCCAAGTGGCCTAGTGGTGATATATTAAGCCTAGAATCAGTTCGTGACTCATACACCAATGGGCGCCCAAAGAACAGGGCAAGTCGATGAGAATTAAAGGCTTCGTGTGAATATGGGTCTTCACCCATCCGCCACGCCTTTGTCTCCATAGGATCCAACCCTGGAGGAGTGTTCCCATAGGCCACATAGACACCAGTGTTTTCGCAATAAGCCACAAGAGCCTGTAGAACGGTTACACTGGATGTCCCAGGGATCATTATGTCAATTGACATATCCGTTTTGTTAGCAGCATAGATTCCGTTTTGTAAATATTCATCGCCAATATAGTCGGAATCATTAAAACCCTCTAGGCCGTCAGTTCCTCCAGTCATGGCAATGCCGTTTCCGTCTATAGCAGGCATATTGGTGGGATATGGGTTCGTTGAATAGAGGTCTGTTACTGTAACTAGTTGTGATCTCTCATTAATATAACTAACCACATATCTATCAGAATCCGGGTCCATCGATAGATTGGAAAAATACTCTGTCAAACCACCCTGGTAAGAGTAGGATACTCTAACATCAAAGGCTGTCTCTGGATTCAGGTCACCGGCATAGGTATGAACCCTGAGTCCATTCCCCCATGCGCCGGGGTTATTCGATTCAAAGGTTAGTGTGTCCTGAGACACACCTGCTGTCCCAGCATGTTCATCAGTATCAAAATCGAACAGCGTCAAGCATGTAGAGTCAGCTTTTACCTGTACCGTACTGGAGAGTCCCGTCGTAGCAGATATGATGCGTAGTTTGCCGTTAACAGATGTTGCGCCACCACCAGTCATCGCAGAGAGGTCTGCTGCAACCTGCGCCGCTGTTTTGCTTCCGGCTGTCAGCGTAAACGTCTGATCTGCTCCACCATCAATAGAAAACACTAGAGAGTTATTGCCACCAACAGAAGCATAAGACGCCTCTATAAAACCTAACACAGAATACGCATCATTTGATACTGAGCCAATAACGAGGCCATCAGCATCTGCATTAGCCGTAAGCTTTATCTTGTTATCAACCACAGAGGCAGTGAGTCCAGTTGTAGCAGCATTAATCTGGTCAACAACATTGGCTGCTGTCACGGAGGTTCCTGTCAAAGCAAATGTCTGTGCAGCGCCACTCCCCACTGTGATTTTAAAAGCATCCGCTGTATCCAAAACAAACGAGTAAGGGCCTACTTCTGTCCCTGTAACTGTCCCCGGAGTCGGCGCCACAATAGTAAAAAGCCCAACCTTACTCTCAACCCTAGCCGCTGTAGGAGTGCTTCCGGAATCTGTTAAGGTGACAGAAGAAGTGGATGCCGTTATTGTATCAAGATCACCGACATCTTCGCAGTGTACTAGCCGGATTACAATGAACCTCGCTCCTTGGAGTAGTCCCATTTTAAGGATCAATGGATCTGTGGAGGAGGAGAATGTTCTACCAAAAGTTCTTTCGTATTCGTCCCAACTGGTTATCGGAACAGGTGACCACAATGGGCCTCTCTCTGTTTTAACCAAAACAACGACATACCCTCTCATCAACTGATCAACATAGAGAGATAAGTCGTTTATTTGGTACATTACCCGTGCTGCGCCTAATGTCACTTCGTCACCTCCACTATGTCAATCTCACCCCGTTTTTTCATTGCCCACAGATGTGGCGTAAGACGCTTTTTAAGTATTGGTTCAGAGATGTGCGCTTGCCAATCTCTCCGAAAGGGCATCAGATGAGGACCATCTCCGTCCCTTAGATGCACATCCCTTTCGCTGGGCTTGAGGTTCACTATCCTCACATATCCCGGAATAAAGAGAGGCTCTGTAGAAACCGGAAATGTTTCCACGAAGTCTTCACTCGACTTTTTAGCCATATTTCCCCCCGTTATAGAATTCTGGTCATATTATTTCTGTTTGATGATCAATAATCTGTATTGACGGAACTTCTTCTGATTCCATCCTCTCTAGCCAAATATCGGTTACCTGTAAGACAAACGATGTTCTGTATAGAGGAAGTTCAAGTTGGTCTGAGACAATAATGTCTCCATGTATAAAAAGAGGATAGTAATTCCCTATTTTGGCTTGATGCCCTGGAGGAAAAGCCTGGAGCAACATAGTCAAAAGGTATGTGTTGTCACTTTTTGAAGTCGCAAGAGCCGCAATCTCGTAGAAAATATCTATCGGTGTAGAATATGGCTTTAGCGTATAAGACTCTGGGCCGGTTAATGTTCCTCCACCCATATCGAAAGGAACATCTACTGTTGCCAAGACATCCGACGGAGTTCTAAGTTTCTCGTCAGGACGCTTATCAACCTCTCTTATTGTCATGTCCTGTCTTAGGTAGACAGCACAAGGATATGGTGTTTTGCCTCTCTCTTGTGACGGTATGTATGAATACACAGGCAAGTCTGCACTGTTAAACTGAATCTTTTTTAGTCGATTCTCGATATATTGATCAATATCTGCAATCATATACCCATCCAAGCGGCTTGAACAGCACTCCCAAACATACCTCCAACAGATTTACGGACTCGAAGGTATGTCTGAAAGAAAAATGGTCTAGCTTTAACACCTCTACTAGTTCCAAACTCTAGCAATTCCGCTAATACTGCGGTAGGAAACATAGTAGGCTTTGTAGTTTTTCGTGTTATCAACTTATTATCTTTTTTTCGCTTATATTGAGTGACCTTGGTTGTTTTGTGACCCCAGTGAGGATGCATCGTCCCAATCCTGAATCCAATATCACCTCTAATGAGAGCAGCCGATGTTATCATCCTTTTGTAGGATATTTGATGCATCATGAGAGGCATCATTTTTAGTATATCCCCACTATAACCGTGTTTTAGTTTCCATCTGATATACTTGGCTTGTAGTGGGTGAAAGTTTTGTCCTTCTATTTCAGCCTTTGTCTCTCCAACAATATACCATCCGACTTCATCAGCTTTTCGTATTAGCGCAGTCCGGAGCGTTACATCAAATCTACCTAGTTTTGTGAGGAATGCTTTAGTGTCCCGATCAAGCGAAACCTTAATTTTCATCCCACTCAAAATCCCACCCACTCCCTAATTCTTCCGGGTCTTTCGGAACAGTTTGGTTTCTTTCGGATGATTCTCTTACTCTCACGGAGAGTATATTGTGAAGCCCTCCCACAGGGTTTATGAACTCCATAACTTCCTCGTTCTTAGCGAAGTCGTATCTCTTCCCGTTCTTTATCCAATGTCCTTCAACTGAGACAGTGATACCAGCTGTATCAAGCCAACTCTTCTTGAATAATAACTCGATAACTGACTGTTCCAACATCCCGTATTTATCGATTATAAGTCCAGGTTTGTTCTCTAGCTTTAGGTTGTTAGCAATACAAACGATATCTGTTTCTATTCCTTCCTTGTCAACAAAAGTCCATGTATCACCGGCAAGGAGGGAGAACATCTTCTCGAAAGCGCCATCAATCCTCTCTAGTTGATAAGGTGTCACAACCCTGCAACTCCTACCCCAGGCCACCTATCGGCAGTAACCAAAGAACTGGGTGATGCTGCGCTGGCAGCCGCTATCTTTCTAGCCTCTAACTCATCTCGAAGAGCCTCTAGGTATTTTATAGCATCCTGAAATTCGACGCTTGCCGTTCCACCCGCAGTTTTCTTTATCTCTTGTGCGAACTTCAACAACAAACGACTAACAAAAGATTTGGTTACTAGTATTGCAATATATGCTGATCTCTTGTCGGTTAGATCAATAACTCCCCATCCCTGCAAAGCCATTTCTGCTTCTACTCTAGCAGGTATTGCGTCCCTTAAAGTTGGGTCTAATGCCAAGACAGGGTCTAGATCGATTGCTACTAAGGCTTCTGCCGATACAGCCATTATTTTTCACCCATGTCGTGTATCAGGATGTTCTTTGCAAGCGTGTTAGAACTGGTGTTACCCTTTACTTGAAGCCCTCTCTCTTTCGCCATCTGCTTGAGTTCAGACTTTGTCTTGTCTGCTAGAAGTTTCTTGATCTCGTCCTGTAACTGGAAGAGTGCAACTTTTCGGGTAACTACCGAAGGTTTTACTTCCTCGGTTACCTCTGCCACTATCTCTACCGCAGGGATTTCTACATCGATAGCAGCAATGTCGGCGCTAGGCGGTGGTTCAGGCTCTGTTACGGCCTCTATTTTTACTTCCTCCGAAACAGGTTTATTTAAAAATGAGGGAACCTCATCCTTTTCGATCAAGATTCCCCCTCCATTCAACCAGAGCCTAGTCAAGTAGCCAATGTTTTCAACTTCTTTAACTTCCCCCCCAGACAGTCTAAGTTTAGTCTCAGGATCAAAGAAGAGTGCATTCTTATTAGCTAGTCTGACTTTCATTTAACAACTACCTTCAGTGTTTTGGTAAGAAAATTATTGACACTCCCCATACCTAAAGGCAGGGGATTCTTAGGCAACCAGACCCAACGGTTTGGTTAGCGCCTGAAGGGTCTGCCCGACCCTTGAAATATTCTTGGCGGCTAAAGCCGAGGGATTGAAACCCATAAGAGTTTCGGCCAAAAGCCTCAAGTGAGGCTATTGACCTTCATTGTTGTGTTGTAGTTAAATCAAAGGAGCCATATAACTCGGAAAACCATTAGCGGCAAAAGTCTTGGTTCCGTCGATTATAACTCTAGCAGACCTGTCGATAGTTGAAAAACCACCAATCAAGCTACAAGCGGTGCCCTGAATCTGACGCATCACGATACGCTCTGATTCTACGGTAAGCCCTCTGAATGCCAGATAGAGCATTGACTGTGTTTTGTCGAACAGGAGCGACTGATCATCACCCAAAGCGGAACCGATCAGGTGAGGCATATTGCTAGGTATAATGCGGTTTCTGCTGTCAAGATTTACAACCACCCCACCATTGTTCTGAGGAGTAGAGAATTCACTCAACTGCATGATTTTAAAAGAGGTAGCCTCGTTGTTAACTAGATTATTCCACTGCATAAAAATGCGACGGGCGCGAATCCATGCCTTCAGAAAATCCTTGAACTGAGTGCTGGTTCCGGTTTCTGTACCAATTATGGCGCAAGAATCTGAACCATCCGTTTGGTCACCATTGATAAGTACAGACATACCCTCTGAGTAAAGGCTACCCGACAACATTACACCAAACTTCTCCAAGAAGTAAGATAGTAGTGGAAGAGGAGTAGACAGCATGAGTTCATCAGTTATATGAATAGCTTTTGCTTTCTTTTTGAGTCTAATGGTCTTCTCTCCCCACTCGATGTCGGCTTCAGCAATTGTCTCGGCCTCTGCCGTATCAAGAGCCTCCTCATTCTTTACGCGAATCCATGGGCTGGTTACAGTCAGAGAACCAATATTCTCAGAGCCAGCTACCAAATCCATATAGGAAGCATCAGCATTCAAACCCTTCAAGATGAAGTCTCTGATGACCTCAGGAGCTAGGTATCTCATGTCATCAGATATTGACAATAGGTTGTCCATTGTCAGTTTTGACGGATCAAGACCGAGGTCACACCAAATGTCAGTCCAAGTAATAGGCTGTCCTGATGTGTTTTTCAGTCCAACAGGCTGTTTGTCTTCATTGACTGCGCGGGTCTGCATGAAATCGATCAGGCTAATTTCTTGACCAGCTTCACCGTCAGATCCACGAAATTTCTGCAAGGGACCATATACTCTTGTCCGAAAAGAGTTGGTCAATCCGAGTTCTCCACTCATTCTTAATTACCCCCGATGTTTTTAGTATTCTAGAGTTTGAACAGTTTTAGATGCACTGTAGGTCGCAACGGTGAACCCAAGCAAACCATAAGCATTATTAGAAACAGTCTTAATGATAATATCATTCCATGGTGATGTTGCCGTCAACACCACACAGTCATCTGATACGGTAGCCTCGAACCCTACACCTGTTGCATTTAGGTCGGCTGCAATCTGTGCAGCTGTCCTAGCTGTGCCGGCAGTTAGATCAAACGTCTGGTCTTCACCAGAGCCAATAGCTAACTTAAATGCGTCAGATACACCATTCACAATAGCGTAAGGGCCTTTTACTGTTCCAGCAAGGCTGAGAGCAGCAGGGCCACCCACTACTATTCCTCCAATAGCTAACTCACTATGAGAAGGGTCTGTGTTGGTTATTTCTTCAGCAGTCAGTCCAAGTAGCGTGTAGGCATCGTTATCAACGGCGTCGATGGTAAAGTCTACACCCAAAGCATCACAAGTCAGGACTAGTTGGTTCCCGCTTGCTGTAGCAGTAATGTCGGTGATATTTAGATTAACAGCATTAACCACAGATGCGATAGCTGTGCTACCTGCGGCAAACGAGTATACCTGTGGATCACCACTTCCCACCGTTATAGATATAGTGTCCGTGGCCTCATAGTCGTCCGCAGTAAAGCCAAGGGCGGTATAACAATCGTCGGCTACAGTTAACAGGTTTAGTATTTTGCCTGAGTCACTGGCAGTAACAGTTACTGCGCCTTCACTGGCGGCTGCTACAATGCCCGCTCCGGCATCGATATCAGTGGCTACCTGCGCTGCTGTTCTGGTTCCAGCGGTAAGGGTAATCGTAACAGGAGTTCCTGAATCGATCGAATACTTGAACTTATTGTTACCGGTAACAATCGCATGAACACCGGCTGTAAGCCCCAGGACTGTATAACTATCCGCTGCTACAGCCTCTATTTCTAGAGCGTCAGTCACTGTTGTGGCCTGAAAAACAACTGTTACACCTACTGCCGTTGCAGTAAAGCCAACAGCAGCAGAGAACTGAGACGCCACTTGGGCTGCTGTCCGAGCGGAACCGGTTAACGTAAAGGTCTGAGATGCCGCTGCGCCAATCTTTATTTTAAAGGCGTCACTAACACCCGTCTCGAAAGTAAAAGGCCCATTTCCTGTAGTGACAGAGCCTCCTGCTGCAGCAGTAATGGTAAAGTTTTCCGTTCCAGTCCCTGTAAAATTCGCTTTCGCAAAAACAAAAGGACCATCAACAGAGCCGGTTACTGTAGCAAAACCACCTAGTGTCCATGCTACAGGCTTGTTGGCTGCGCCCCAAACAAAAGGGCCAACCGATAACTGGGCGTATGCTTCCCGCTCCCTCCTAAAGTTGAAGGATGTGTCCACGGTGCAGTAGGCGTTTCCAGAATCATACTGACTTACGGATCCGATGATGTCTCTATGGGCTGATGAACTAACACCCGCCACAGTTAAGTCTGATGCAATTCTAACTGGATCTCCTACCGACAGCGTTTCTACCGGGCAGTTGAATTTTATTCCCAGAACTCTATCTTTTTTCTGGTAATTACTCCCCATTCAAGTTCCCCTTATAGTTCAAGCGTTTCAACAGCTATGTCAGCGTCACCTGCTGCCTTGATAACAAGTCCTCTGACAGCGACAGGAGAATGAGTCTGATCGTCGTAAGCTATTACTTTACCAGCAGAATTGAATACGAACGGTCCTACTTCAACAGCAGCGCCTGATACTCTGTCATCACGTCGTTCTCGAAACCTGGTTGATACTGTGCATTCCGTACCATAAAGTCTATCAATAGTCCCAACCACTTTTACGCTTCCAGCGCCGGAAGGAACCGCCACAGTATTATTACCAGTAATTTCTACTACATCACCCTTGGATTCTGTGCCAGCGCAGGTAAATTTTACTGCCAGCACATTCTGCAATCTTTGTTCCAATTTAGTTCCTCCCTATTAACCGAATATCCTTCTGGATGAGGATTCAATGTCTCTATTTTTGAATTCCGACACAACCTTATCTGTGGGGAGTTCTGCCCCTTCTGACACTCTCTCGGTTGTAAAATTAGCTTCTGCTACAGAGCGATACTCAGTAATCATGTCTTCTAGATAATCGAGGTCATCACTCTTGGAGATTCTCGTCCTCTGTCTCTTCTCTGAATCAGAGAGATCTGACTTACCCAAAGCAGCCTTAGAAGCGTCAAACCACTTAACAGCGTCCCTTCTGTAGTGTTCTACGAGTTTCTCGCCGTGCTTGGCAAACTCAAGTCTAGCCCTGAGAGCCTCAAAAACATCCTCATGGCTTTTTACTACAGCGCCTTCATTCAGATACTCAGCCAAACTGTCTACGTCTGAACAAAGTTTATTGTATTTCTCCGCCAAGGTTGTCAGTTTCTCGATCTTTTTGCCTAATCTCTCACCAAGACCCTCCGGAATACCAGAGTCCTCAGTAAAGGCAACCTCGATCCCGAGTCCTTCTGCGAGGCCCGACAATAGGCTAACCATTTCCTGCATACCGTTTCCTCCTGTTTGTTTTGTGATATCTACACAATTTTCAGATGTGTTCATGACCGGTTCTATTGCCGGGGTGACATCTGCACACTCTTTTTCTGTTTCTATATCGTTAGCAGCCTGATTCTGCGCTGCTATTCGTCTTCCCGCATTTGGGTCAGCTCCAGTCCCTGCCGGTATAATCGCCATGTGTCTTACTTCATGCGACTTGACAGGTATCCACCGAACTACCTCTCCATCAATCGTCTTGCCTTGGTTTTGGACAAAATCAACGAAGTCCATTTGGGGATGGGATGGTTTGCAGTCCATCGAAATACCGATACTACCATTCCTATATATTCCCTTCTCTACACACTTAGCCTCTTTCGGGAACAATTCAGGATCGATAACAAGGTCACCATTGATGCCTGGAGGAATATCTCTTGAATCCTCCCAGGCTGCATTCTCAACCACACCCACTACGTCCTTTATGTCATTGGAATGGTTTAACAACAGATCTGGTCGTAGATCATTAACAGATGAGACGCTCTGGGACAGAACCCTACCACCCTCATGTGCGTAGTCTACTAGTTGTGGATAATCAAAACCTGAACTAGGCCATGCGCGAACAGCCGATATCAATCTCCATCTCTGCCTAACCATACCATCGCCTATAATGGGCTCTACGCTGTTGTTGTACACATCTATGGGTATGTCGGACGAAGTCTCCTCCTCGATAGGATCAGCATCACTGCCCTGCTCTGGTTGGTCTATTTTTTTGTTCTCAACCCTAACTGAACAGTTGATTGTATGGTCAAATCGGTAAACATTACATCCTTCGGCATGATCAAATTCTACTGTGTAATTCAAAATCCTTCCTCCTATTACGAAACAGCAACAATGCTGTCCCTACAATTTATGTGGTAAGGAGGAACAGCAATACCGTTATCCTGAATTTCTGTGGCATTCATGTCATTAAGGCGGGCAGCCCCTTCTTTTCCTGGATATAGATTCATAAGGAACGCTATTTCCTCATTGATACTAGGGTTACCCTTCACCACGACATCCTCAATGTTGCGTATCTCCGTATCCACAGAGAAGACTTTTCCAAGCATGGCTCTACAGAATTCGCATTTGCGATCATCATCTGGCCCTACGATCATGAATTTCTTTATACCACTAGCCTTGAGAGCATATATTGCTCCCCAAGCCTTTGCTCTCTGTGAAGTTGCGTCAGACATAGAATTGGTAGCCTCGGAGACTACTGAACTCATAAAATTACCTACAGCCACCTTGAATGAGTTAATGCGCTCTGGAGTTCCAATCTCTACTCCATACTCATTGTAGAGTGACTCAATCTTGTTACGCAACCTCTCCACTCTCCACTCTGAGCGTGACATGAAATTCTTCACCATGTGGGGCTCTACTACTCCGTAGAGGTATATCATGGCCAATATTTCGTCTTGTGTCTTTTTGTCTTTCTTGAGGTTTTCGTTTACTCTAGAAAATAGAATGGGTGAGGTTTGTCCCTCTTCCCATAGTTTTGTTATAGCTTCGGCTGCGATCGCCTCAATATCTCCAACATATATGCCCTTCTCGGCGTTAGAGAGGTATGTCTCAACCCCTTCTTTTAGAATACGCTCTAAAGACAAGTCACCCTGTAGAGACAACCACATAGCAAAAGCGGCCAACCCATCGTCGTTAGCTTTCGTCAGTATTTTTTTTACTTCATAGAAATAGTCTGATTGGTATTCTTCTGCCTTAGTGTTGCTGACAGGAAAGATATGGGAACCTTTTGATTGTAGGAAATATCTGTTGTCATGTCTCGAAAACGTAGCTACAAACGAACCTTGTTTTACGGGAGACATATCGTAACCTAGTTCTTTTCTGGCCTCTTCCGGAGATATGATCAATGCCACTAACTGATCTAATATCTTTTTGCTATCCATATATTCTGCTTCACTATCTCTAAACTGGTCAAGACTGCGAGCAGCATGGAAATTAGCGGTTACCCTACAATTACCCATGCCTTTTAGCGCCAGATTGAGGTGGTGGCCTCGCTCTATAATTTTACGGACACCGCGCTGAAAGAAGGCAAGAGATTGCATCAATTCTTCATAGATGACCTTTACAAAAGAATCACTGTTCCCAAAATTCCAGCCAAACATAATCGGGTCACGCTGTAGACCAGCAAACACACCCTGCAACACCATCTGTAGCAATTCTTTTGCGCCGGAAGCGCCGGCCTGTGTATTTTGGAACTGGAACTTAACATTATTGTAAGCAACACCCAACCCACTCGACATGTT